TTATACCTAGAATGTGTCAACTAGTTTTCAAAATGGCACGTCTGAGAGCTTACACAAGCGGTTTTATTTACTTGCACAGACAAGTTATTATGTATGATTTTGAAACGCTTAAAACGAGCGTCAGGACACTTAAAATAAATTGAGTCTAATATCTATACAATTAAAACGACGAAAACAGCCAAAATCAAATACCATACCATAGTTTAATCAATATCTTGTTATTCAGAAATTATATAAATCTATATATAGAATTAAAATCATAGAAATCATGAAAAAGAGTATTACTTATAGAGCAATAAATATAAGGGGTGAATATACATGTTAAGATTTCCCGATATTGAACCTAACACTAGCAACGCTGACGGTTGCGGCGATTCCTATAAAATATCAATAAAAGATAGTACAATTACAACTACTGACGATTCAGGATTTAAACATACAAGACCGCGCACAACGAGAATGATTAAAACTTATACATTTTCATGGACGGCGTTATCAGATGATGATTTTGAAGAAATACAGATATTTTTTGCTAAAGTTGGAACATATCAAAGTTTCAAATTTGATAATTGGATTGACGAAAAAACTTATATTGTTAGATTTGCTGAATCAATGACAGATTGGCAATATAACCATCCGTATGGGTGGACGGGTACACTAAAATTCGAAGAAGTATAGGGGTGAAAATAGATGAAAGTATGGAGTCAAGTCGCAACACTCGCCAAAAATAGTTTAGCTAATGACGGCGCGTTTTTGGTTTTCATGGAAATTGATTACCCTAATTTAGAATCAATTAGATTAGTTAGAAATACAGAAGACGTAACATGGAAAAAACAATTATGGACAAGATTTCCTTTTACATTGGATACATCGACAGAGGACGGGAAAACAATTCCATCATTAACGGTGCAGGTCTCCAATTGCGAAGGAATATTACAGACATATTTACAACGTTACAATGGATTGTGTGATGCAGAAGTTAGAATTATGGTTGCATACTCAAAAAATCTAAGCAACCCTAATCCTGAGTTTGAGTTGGATTATCTAATTCAATCTACCGCATACGATGAGCAATGGTGCAAATTTACTTTATCAGCTAGTTCGGAACTGACAAATAGATTTCCGATAGGAAAGTATATTGCAGATTTTTGTCCGTTTCGTTGTGGTGACGTGAGATGCGGATGGACTGGCAAAGAAACGTGTATTAATACGCTGGAATCTTGCAAAATCCCGACACGTTTCGGTGGTGAGCCTGGAATGACATCAAGTAGGTGATAATATAATGAAATATGATGATTTAATTGGTATACCATTTGTTGATGGTGGACGCGATAAAAACGGTTATGACTGTTTTGGGTTAGTTTTAGAACTGTTAGAACGTCAGGGTTATGACATACAGGATTACGATATATCAGCTTTTGATTTAATAAGCATAAACGGAGAATTAACCAAACAGCAGGAAAAATGGACTAAATTAGATAATCCAATAACAGGATGTGTTATTTTGCTTGCTAATGGTTGCACGGCAGACGCTAACCACATTGGAATTGTAATTGATGATTATAATTTCATCCATTCTTATGCTTATTCAGGCGTGTGTATAAGCAAAATAAAAAGGTGGAAATCACATATATTAGGGTATTATTTACCGCCAAAAATATATAAGAGAGGTGAAAATAGTTGATAGAAATCATAAATATAGAAAACCCTTTTGAGCCAAAAATTAATAACAGAACTGAATTAGTATATTTGGGTACGGAACTTAAAAATTATACTGGCGATGTAACAGGAAAAGACGTATTTCTTGACGGGGAAAAACTAGAAACCATTGAAAATGTAATCCCTACAGACAATTCACAGATTGTTATTACACCACATATTGCAGGTGGTGGGTTGAAAAGTATACTAGGCAGTATTGCTATGATTGCTCTGAGTGTATACACTGGCGGTATTGTTGGTGGTGCATGGGGTGGGATTTTTAAAGCTGGGCACTTAATCACGTATTTGGCCGCTGGTGCAGTAATGTATCTAGGTGGCAGGATTATTAACAGCATTTTCCCTCAGCAAACCGCTAATTACAGTGATAATCAATCAAGTCAAACGTATGGATGGGATTTGCCGACTATTTCAACGGTCGAAGGTGGCGTGATTGGCGAAACATACGGTACGTGTATACCACAAGCTCAGTTGCTCGAAGAACACGTCGAGACAGCAGACGACGGAAAACAATACCTTAATTTATTGTATTGCGGTGGATATGGCCCAGTTGACGAAATCACAGACATTCGCATTGATTCAACACCAATTGATTGTTTCCAAAATGTGCAGATTGAAAAAAGATTAGGCACGAACGACCAAGAGCCTATTTCATTTTTTAAAGATACGCCAGTAGACCAAAGTGTTCAAATTCAATTAGACGAAAAAAGCGAAATAATTAGAACTACTGATAGCACAAGAGCATCAAGTTTAGAAGTAACATTAGAATGGTCTAATGGATTATATCATCTTAATAACGATGGTAATTATGAATCAGCATCAGTTAAATTTGATATTTTCTACCGCAAAACGGGCACGTCAGATTGGACATTAGTTAATCATTACACCGAAACCAATTCAACAGGCGATGGATTCCGAAAATCATATAAGTGGGTAGTATCAGACCAGTCAAGATATGATGTCAAAGTGGTTATGACAAGTAAGCCATCAGGAACTAGATATATGACATCAACAACATGGTCGCTGTTAACAGCTTACAATTCAGGGGTTTATAATCGCCCTAATAAAGTATTAATTGGACTTAGAATATTAGCAACCAATCAATTATCAGGTGGTATACCTAATCTTAATTGGAGACAGACAAGAAAAACAGTATATGTGTATAATCCTAATCTTAATCAGTATCAGGAAAAATCTGCACAAAATCCAATATGGGCGTGTTACGACATTCTACATGGTTGTAAAAAAATAAGAAATATCAACACGAATCAAGATGAATATGTTGTAAGCGGATGCAAGCATGAACACCTAGATAAGTATTTTGAACAATGGTGCGTATCTGCTGATTATGCAGATGAATTAATTAAAAATCACGACGGGCAGATGGAAAAAAGATATCAGTTCGATGCATTTTATGACACATCGCAAAAACGTTTTGATGCCGCCACCAAAGCCGCTAATATCGGTCACTCAGCAATTATCATTCATGGCGTTGATTATGGTATTGTAACGGACAAACCAGCAACAATGACGCAGGTATTTTCAGAAGGTCGGACAACTTTATCATCAATTAATGGCACGTTCACGGCAAAATCAGAACGAGCACACTCTATAGAAGTTACTTATAATGATTCGCAGAATGATTTTAAAAATACTCAGTTTACATTGAGAAGCGATGATTATCTGAAAGATAAAGACGGTCAGGATAATACTGCATCATTGCAATTGTTCGGCGTTAGTCGTAGGTCTCAGGCATACCGTGAAGCAGTAACAGCACTTGCAACGAACGAAAGACAGCTACAATTTGTGGAATTGTCAACAGACATTGACGGGTTAGTTGCTGAGTATGGTGATGTCGTAGGGTATTCCCACACAGTTTCAAGGATTGGCGTTGCATCAGGTAGGCTTTTGAACGTAAAAGATAATGTTATCCAATTGGATAAAAAAGTAGAATTGAATAAAGACAAAAGCTATGAAATCTATTTTACACTGAAAAATGATAGATTAGTAAAAAAAGAAATTGTTGCAGTTGATGGAGAAACAGATAAATTAACCGTAAGCGTTCCTTTTTCATCAGACGAAATACCTGAACAATACGATTGTTATTCGTTGGGTGAGACTAATAAAGCGGTTAAACCGTACAGAATTGTGTCTGCATCAAGAGATGGTGATTTTCTTGTAAAATTGAAATTAGCTGAATATGACGAGTCAATCTATGCAACGGAATTAGATTATAGCAATTATCCCGATATTGATTATACCAACTCAGACGATTTGTATATTGATGTAATCAATCAAATAAAAGCGGAAGAAACAATATCTAATATCAATGGACATATAACCTCTGATGTTAACCTTAATTGGACTGCAATCAACAGCAAAAAAGCACAAGGATTTCAAATAATTGTCACCAATGATAAAAATGATAATGCTGAAATATTCACGACGAATAATAATTATTATGTATATAAAAACGCAAAAATAGGTACAACATATACATTCGTTGTGCGTACAAGATATGATGGTTTTTCAGTCGGAAGCAAACAGACAACGTTGAAAATTCGCGGTAAAATAGAATGTCCTCCTGACATTACTGGATTCCGTGCAATTATTGATGACCTTGAAAAATATAAAGCAACGCTGATATGGGATGCACTAACAATCAAAGACCTAGATTATTATAAGATAATGGTCGCAGATAAAGAATATCATACATCAGCTAATACAATTGTGATTCAGTCAGCGGTTGATAGTCCAACGGTTTCAATTGTTGCAGTTGACAAGTCGGGAAATGCGTCAGAACATCCTGCAATATTAGTTGTAAATATTACAAGCAAACCACCTGATAAAGTTGAAAATATTAGATTAATAAAAGCAACTGATGGTTATATTGTTAGTTTCAATGCAGTTGAAAATGCAGATTACTACGAAATACGTACAGACGCTAATGCTGGTAACGAAACAGGATTATTATGTCGGTCACTAACTACTAGTTGCGCGGTCAAATTACCTGCAAGAACAGGAACATTGCACATTTTAGCAAAAAATATAGTCGGTGTGTATTCTCCTGATTCTTCAGTTAATTGGAATTATGACAGACCTGTTGTATCAGCAAAAGAAACAAAAGTATATGTGGTATTAACTAATCTAGTCATTGAATCAACGATGCCTGAAAATGCGGAAAAAATGTTAATTAAGGTAACGGGCGTAAATCATACGGAACGCATATATTTTTCCAATTCGGGAGATTTTTCTACAGCGTTAGAGCCTGATGTATATACTGTTAATATCGCTTATGCTGATGAATGGGGACAGGGCGATTGGTCTACCGATTACACACTAACAGTAAAAGCAACATTTGACCCTGCATGGATTCAGGACGCAAGCATTTCAATTGGAAAAGTAGACGCAGAAGTAAAAACAGCTATAGACGCAGGGAAAATTGCACAAGACTCAATAACACAAGTAGTCGCTAATCTTAATAAAGACCCATCAAAATCCACTTACTCTGCATTAACGCAACTTAATGACGGTCTTAATTTACGAGTAGTCAAGGGTGACGTTATTAATCAGATTAATTTGACGGCACAGGGTACAACGATAGATGGCAAATATCTACATATTACAGGCACAACGCAATTTGACGATAATGTGATTGTCAATCGAATGATACAGTCCAATGCGGTCACGGCAGACAAGATTAATGTATCATCATTATCTGCATTATGCGCGACAATCGGTACATTGCGTACTGCAACATCAGGGGCACGCGTAGAGATTGCCGACAATCTCATTAAAGTGTATGATGCTAACAATCAACTACGAGTAAGGATGGGGGTATGGTAATATGAGCCAAGGACTTCAAGTATTTAATTCGAGTGGAAATTTAATTCTTGATACTGGCACGCGCGTATTTAAAGCGTTGGGCGAGTTTTCGTGTTCTCCTGATTTGCCTAAAACCTATCACGACGACAATATTAAGGGCAAAAAAATAGCATTATTCCTAAAAAAAATTGATGTTATTACTGACGGGTGCAATTTTGCTAATACATTTCCTGTGCGTATGACAATTAACAATCAGACAGGGGACATTACATGGGATTATATGACAATGAGCCATATTAATTCGTTTGTTCCTCCTGACACTAGATATAATACAACGTATATATACGGGTGGTATGCATAATGAGTACATATTTTGAAAGCATAATGGACGACGGGTCAACCGTACAGATAACAGATAATTATGAGTCAATGTGCGTCAAGCGTACAGGCAGTTTTTCAGCTAATCATAATAATGGTTATGTCACTTGTGTGGCGTTAGAAGCAGATGAAATTTTTGTGGGATTCCGTTGTGAAAATGCAATATTATATATTTCTCCTATTGTGTCATGTGGTGGCAAGCGTGTATGTTACGTAACCTGTAGTAATGATTCAGTTATTTCATATTTTACTGCGTCACTTTACGCGTCAATCATGAAACCATCAACAAGCTCATACGGATTAGAAATATACGACGCGTCAGGTAATGTGGTATTTTCAAGTAATCAACAAGCGCGGTCAACAATTATTGACCATCAACACATTAACTGTTCAGTTAGAGATTTGGGCAGTAACAATCAGTTATTATATACGCAATCCAATGTTAATTGGGGGAATTATGCTATTGCAGATAATGGACATAGGTATGTAGTATCGTATGAATCACCATGGCAGACACCAGCCGTTAGCACGCCACTGGGTAGCAACTATGGCTGGAAAAGTCATGTATATATTAATGCGGCAGGTTATGATTTTAGCAACGGTCAGATTAAGACACAAGCAAAAGTATCAACGCTAATTATTAATACAGTAGATAGTGATGGAGTGGGGTTTAATGGTAGCGATGGAATAGAAATTACGACTTGCACGATGCGGTTGTACCACTTGCAAGACATAACTGGAAATAATGACGGTGATTGGACGCAATTACAATCAACGGGGTTAGTATGGATTAAAGAGATTATGATTAGATACGGTATTACATGCTTAGACTATGATTTCAATGTGGTTGATTTATTAAAATAAGAGGTGATTGAGAAATGGGGATAGAATCAGGAGTAGCAATTATTACGTTAATCTGTTCAGGTTTTTACTGGTTGATAATTAAGCCATTACGAGATAGTATTCTTGATTTGGCAAGATTGATTAAAGAAATGAGAGCAGACTTAAAAGAAGAATCAGAGAAACGGCAAGGCGTAGAAATCAGATTATCAGTCGCAGAGGATTCACTTAAAAACGCGCACCATCGTTTGAGTAAAATAGAGGACGAAATAAAGTAAGAAACTGAGCAGGGAAATAAATCCCTGCTTTTTAATTAAATGAGTGGGTGATTTTATTTGATTGAAAAAATAAATAAATTTTGTATATGGGCTGAATCTAATCTTAAATCTATATTGATTTTATGCAGTATTGTTATGATTACTTTTATCGCGCTTGTGTTGTTTAGTTGGCTTTTTGGCTATTTTGCAAATGGCTTATATTCATATAAGTTTGACTTGCAAAGCTGTTGGGGTGGTCTAACGGCAGTTATAACTGGCATAGGGTCAATATTGACAATAGCAGGGGTTAATTTAGTTCATAAATACATCGATAGCAAATATAATTCAGAGCTGGGGCAGATGCCAAAGGATGCAGGAGGGGAAAGAAAAATGTTAAAAGTGGACGACGGTAATATTACACTAACACGCGGAGATACGGCGGTCATAGATTTGGATATCAAGGTTAACGGTCGGCCTTATGATTTTAATCAAAGTGACAAAATTATTTTCTCGATGAAAGAGTCTTATGACGACCAATCATATATAATGCAACGACAATTAACTAATCATCTATTGACTTTTTCACACACAGATACTAACAGCCTAGAAGCTGGAACGTATGTATATGATGTGCAATTAAGTTTTGCGGACGGTCAGGTGGTCACTTATGGGCCATATAAACTTAAACTTGTCAATGATGTTACTAGAGATTAATGAGGTGTTAGACATATGGATATATCAACAATGAAAACAATCACGATTGACGCGCAGATTGCCGCCAAAGGTGACAAGGGAGAAAAAGGCGACCAAGGTATTCAGGGCGAAAAAGGGGAAAAAGGCGACCAAGGAATTCAAGGTATAACAGGAAAGTCAATCTACGATGTAGCAAAGGAAAATGGATTTACTGGAACGGAAGCTGAATTTATTGCAAGTTTAAAAGGTGAAAAGGGCGAAAAAGGAGATAAGGGGGATAAAGGCGACCAAGGTATACAGGGAGAAAAAGGCGACGCAGGAAAGTCAATCTATGAAACTGCTAAATCTAACGGATTTGCAGGGACAGAAGCAGAATACCTTGCAAGTCTAAAGGGTGAAAAGGGCGAAAAAGGGGATAAAGGTGACACAGGTGCAACTGGTACGGTAGATATGACCAACGTCTACAGCAAGACCGAAATAGATGCAAAATTAGGCGACGTAGAATCTGTTTTAAAGGCAATAGTGGGGTGATTATATGGCAACAATATCAGATTATTTAACGAGTATTAATGACAGCAAAAATAAAATCAAGACAGCAATTAAAAATAAAAAAGTGGCTATTGACGATACAACTCCATTGGCTGATTATGCAGGAAAAATTGACGGAATTAAAGCAGAAGACAGTGTATCAGCGTCAGCGTTAGCGGCAATGATACAACGTGACGTAACATCTATTACTATTCCTGATTCTATAACGTCAATCGGGAATAATGCATTTGAAGAATGGTACGGCTTAACAAATGTGACCATACCTAATTCAGTAACTTCTATAGGGGAGCGTGCTTTTTATAGTTGTGGCTTAACCACTATAACTATACCTAATTCTGTTAAGGCAATAAAAAATTATACTTTTGTTGCTTGCAATAAATTAACAAATGTGACCATACCTAATTCCATTACTAGTATAGGATATGGTGCTTTTAATGGTTGTATTCGTTTAACGTCAATTACTATACCTAATTCTGTAACGTCAATACAGGATTATGCTTTTAATAATTGTACTAGTTTAACTTCTATAACAATTAATAAACCTAAAGATTCTATTACAGGCGCACCATGGAAAGCACCTTCTACGTGTACTATTGTGTGGAATGGATAACTTTTTGTATTTGTATATAGTTTTTAAAATGGAACGTCTGAGAGTCATTTCAGGCGTTTCTTTTTACTTACACAAGTAAACTATCATGTACAGAATAAAACCGCTCAGAAACGATTGTGGAGCGTTTCACGGGATTGAGTCTAATATCAGGTCAATTATATGGGCAAAAACGCTTAAAATCAAATACCATAGTACAATGTAATCAATATTTAGTGTTTTATCAATTATATAAATCAATATGTAGAAAAAGAGTGTTACTTATAGAGAACAAAAAACTATAAGCGAGATGATTTAAAAAATGTATGAAATATATAATGATGATTGTTTGACAAAAATGAAAGAACTGCAAGATGAATCTGTGCAATTAATACTAACTGACCCACCTTATGCATCTACAGAATGCGGATGGGATAGGCTACCTAATTTAGATTTACTTTTTCAAGAGTGGAAACGAATATTGACTAAAAATGGTAGCATAGTCATGACTATGGCGTTCCCTGCTGGGATTAAATTTCTTAATGCAGGTATTGACATATTCAGGTATGATGCCGTATGGTGCAAAAATAACAAAACAAATTTTGTTAATGCTAAAAATAAACTGATGCGCCAACACGAAAATATATTTGTTTTTTCTAAAGGAACGACAGCAAATGGGTCACAAAATAAAATGATATACAATCCGCAAGGATTGATAGAGGTTAACCAACAAAAAGTGTGTAAGTTGGTTAATTCTAGGTTTGGTATTCGTAATAACTATTTTAATAATGAATATGTGCAAAAATATACTAATTATCCATCAACACTAATTAATATTGCACAACGTAAAAATAAAACAAAGCATAATACAGAAAAGCCTGTCGAGCTTTTTGAGTATTTGTTAAAAACATATTCTAACGAAAACGATGTAATATTAGACCCGTTCGCTGGTAGCGGTACAACAGGGGTTGCATGTATGATGAATAATAGAGATTGCATTTTAATCGAAAAAGATGAAAAATATTTTGAAATAATCAAGAAAAGATTGAAAAATAATTAATTGATTAAATATAATAGTTAATGTAAGATGGGAAAATCTTACAGACTCCATTTTTCTTTTTTCATTTTTTAATTAATCCTTTCTTTCAATAACTTAATTAACTTTTATGATGCAGGATAGCTTAATTGCTATCCTGTTTTCATTATATTGGGGGGTATACGACGATGAATAGTTTAGAGTTTGTTGAGTTGTATAATAATTTTTATGATTTTTATTATTGCGCTAAAAAAGCCAATTTTTACAATGAAGAAATTGAAAAGATGCGCATTTCAATGGACGAAATGTATTTTAATTTTTTTAAGAAGTGAGGACGATTTATAATGAGTAAAGGTTTTGACGTATCCGAAAATAATAGTTATGTGGATTGGGATGCCGCCGTTGCAGACGGTTATGATTTTTGTATTGTGCGCATTGGCTACGGTCAGGGTAATGAGGATAGCAAGTTTCGCGAATATGCACAGGCGGCTATTGACCATGGTTTTAAGGTTAGTGGTTATTGGTTTTCTTATGCCTTGAATGCTGAGATGGCCAAAAAAGAGGGCGAATATTGTCGTCAGATTGTTGACGATTGGGGCGGTGCACTTGATATGATTTGGTACGACCAAGAGTCCTCTAAGTGGCGTGATGATAACGGCTGTGATTATGATTCGCTTACTCAGCAAGTAATTGAATTTGTTAACTCATTAGGACTCAAGTGCGGATTCTATTCATATTATTCATGGTGTACGGATGGTTATGTTAATGCTGAGTATCTTAGAGATGATTGCGGAATTCCGTTTTGGTTGGCGGCTTATAACAACGATGCGGAACCATGCATGGATTGTGTTATCTGGCAGTATGCGGATAATGGTACAATTGGCGGCACGTATCCCGTTGACCTTAATGTAATGGGGTGATTTGATGAATGTTTTTTGTAAAAAACTATTGACGTTTATTCAGGAGCACAAAAAATTAGCTCTAGGATTGCTTCTAACGGTTTTAATTTGCGTTGCGTGTATGTTTATATACGCCAGCCATAAAAACAGCTCAGAAACGATTCCTGCAATCCATACCATATCTAGTAATAAAAACGCACAATTACCACCATATACAGTATTAGATGCTGCCCAGACAAATGGTAAGACTATCAGCAAACAAGATGCATCAGACATCACCAGACTAGCTAATCGTTCCGCATCTACAGAAAAGGCTTATGCACATAGCATTACAACAGATGAGACTATTGCAGATAATACCGCCAAAGAAATTGCAAAAGAAAAAAAGGCAGATATGATAATCAAGCAGACTACTGACGATAAGCAAGCGAGTAACGACAAGATTAATGTGCAAGATAATAATTACTATGTGATTAATCAAGAACGAAAACACGATGTAAAAGCAGGATGCGCGTATGTGGATAACTCAGCTTATGCAACCATAAGTTACAGAAACAGACAGGTGGAATATACTGCAATGTATAATCCTAGTACGCATCAAGCAGGGGCAATGGTACAAGTAACGGTTGCACGATGGTAATTAATCAGAGCAAGGATTTATTTCCTTGCCCTTTTTTTATTTTAAAAATAGTTTTAAATTGATGGTTTAAAACGATGAATTAAATACAATAACACCGTAAGATTAATTTCTATATAAATTAAAAAAGGAAGTGCATATTTTATGAACAATGTTGTAGTTATTAATAATATCCATGGTTATGCTGATAATTCAGGAACAGCATGGTTATCAGTAAGAGATTTAGCAGTTGGTTTAGGATTAGAAAAAACTCAGGTAAAGAACGGCACAGAGTATAAAAACATTCGTTGGGCAACGATGGAAAAATATCTTAATGAAGTCGGTTTTGATTTTCTCCAACTTGTTGGAGAAAACTCAGATTGGAAAGATGCTTATATTCCTGAAAACATCGTATATAAATTATTGATGAAAGTTAATAATCCAATAGCTAAACCATTTCAAGACCTTGTATGTGATGAAATTCTACCACAAATCAGAAAAACAGGCTCATATATTGCAACGCCTAATTTTTCCAATCCTGCTGAAGCCGCTAGAGCATGGGCAGACCAATATGAGAAAAAGCAATTAGCAGAAGCAAAAGCAAAAGAATTAGAAGCAGAGCTAGACGAATCTAAAGAATGGTACACAATCAAACGTGTGGCGCAATTAAACGGCATTGAATGGAAAACTATTAGTTGGAGAGACCTTAAAAAAGCATCTATTGCAATGGGTGTTCGTAAGATTTTCGATGCGAATTATGGCAATGTTAATGCATATCATATTACTGCATGGCGTGCGGTATATCCATCATTTAAGTATAATTAATTACTCAGGCAGGGGAATAAAATCCCTTGCCTTTTTTATTTAAAAAAGTTATTATAATATAAGTAATTTAATTTTATTTTATTGAAAGGATTGATTATCATGGCAAGAGTTACAAATTTTGAAACCAAAATCTTAGCAACTAAATCCAAACTGGAAAAGGCGCAAGAGCGCGTTAAGGCATTGCGCACAGAGCTGGCAGAGCTTGAGACCGCACAAAGTCAGGAAAAAAACAAGGAACTGGTTCAGGTGATGCACGAGAAAGGCATCAGCGCGGCGCAGGTCGTAGAAATGATTAAGGGGATGCAGTAATTCCTACTATATAATAATAGAGTTCCCTTTTGTCATTCGGCAGGGGGGACTTTTTTATTTTTTAAAAACGTATTGCATAAATCAAAATGAAGAGCTATACTTGACATTGTAAGAGGTGATAACATGGTAAATACACATGGAGGACGGCGAGAGGGAGCAGGGCGCAAGCCTGCAAAAAACGCCCGTGCAACTCATTCCTACAGGGCAACTGATGACGAATACATATTAATTAATATGTTTTCTCATTTAGTTAAGAACGACCCAAAAAAGGCTAAAGAAATACTGAAAAGCCTGTAATCCTTGCGTTGTACACTGATAACTTAATATAGTCTATATACTATTTGCCTTTTTTTAGAAAAGAAAAGAGGTAGATAGAAATGATTATTAATGGAGTTAATTATAAAAATATAACCTATAGGGAGGACAGAAACGTTTATCAGGTTAAGGTTAAGGGTAAAACTAAAACTTGTAAAACGTTAGACGATGCAATCAGAGCACGTACACAACTTAAAACGCTCGACAAATTAAATGAAAACCTGCTTAGTGATATAAAACAAGTTAATCGGATTAACAATAAACCTGTTATTCCTACGTTGGAGGCTGGTTATTGGGATTGGTTTAATAGGTATAAAAAACAAACGGTTGAATATAATACATACAGTTGTTACAAAACCGCCGCAAAAATGTTTTTCCCGTATCTAGGAAAAATGCAGGTAAATAAAATATCTATTGATATATTGCAGGATGTAAGTTTGGCGTTGCAGGAA